TTTAACTGAAGGTTGTACAGTTTATGAAACTAATGGAACTACTTTAGTTACTAATGAGTATATATCCAACGGTGTTAAGGGTGGAGATACAAATGGTAGCGGAGTATTCTCATTCGGATTAATCTGCGGATTCTAAAATAGATTAGGTAATTAGTTATAAAATTCTTATATTATAATATGTGGTTGTATAAAAAACAAAAAATAAACAGTATAGACGATATGCCAAAAGGCACTTATGGTTTTATATATGAAGTAACTCATACTAAAAGTAAGCAAAAATATATAGGTAAAAAAGTACTATACTTCGAAAGAAATAAAAGATTAGGAAAAAGAGCATTAGCAGCACTAAAAGAAGAGCGTGCAAAAAAAGGAATGAAAGGTAGAACTCCGCTAAAGCAAAAAGTAATAACCGAATCAGACTGGAAAGATTATCATGGCTCTCATCTTAAAATCAAAGAACTCTTAAAACAAGACGGACCTGAAGCATTTACTAAAAAAATCTTGCAGTATGTATCTAATAAGAAACAGCTTACATATTTTGAGTGTAAGTACCTATTTATAAATGAAGTATTAGACTCTAGAAACAATTATATTAACGATAATATTCTAGGTAAATTTTATAGAAAAGACTTTGAATTATGATTAAACTAAAAGAAATAATCGGATACCCATCACTTAAGTACCACTTAGACAATAAACTCTCCTTACATGAGCATGTCTACCGTTATAACTCAGATGCCTTTATACAACTGTTTAAAGAAGCTAGAGAAGCTTATAATAACGAAGAGATAGAGCTTTCAGAGGAAGACCAAGAGTTATTAGAAACTACTGATATAGGAGAATACGGAGAGTATAATGGATTAAAAGTACCTCTTGATTTACCGATGGTATCACCAAAGTATAACCCTCTGTTTGAAATCGGATGTATGATCGACGAGATGATCGAAGATGAAAATACAATCGATGAAGCTTCTTCGATAGACCAAATGATTAACTTTGAACAAGTTAAAGAATTAGTAGAGTCTATTGGGGGTAATATAAACATGGACAAATTTAGAAAAGCAGTTTCTTTACAAAACGAATCATTTGATTACAATGGTTTTGAAATGCTAAAAGCATCCGTAGATTACATACCGGAAGCAGAGTACAGAGGTAAAAAGGTTGCACTTAACAAACCTAAAAGAGGTGGAAGTAAAAAATTCTATGTCTACGTTAAGAGTAAAAAAGGAAACGTTAAAAAAGTTTCTTTTGGAGATACTGGTCTTTCAGTTAAATTAAAAAAGAGAGGAGCTAGAGCTTCTTTTGCTGCCAGACATAAGTGCTCTACTAAAAAAGATAAAACAAAAGCAGGTTACTGGTCTTGTAATATCGGAAGATATTGGAAATCACTAGGAGGTGGCTCAAACTTCTCTGGATACTGGTAGAATAATATGGCTCATGAATATGGATATCACGATGGTGAAGTAATAGATTTACGAAAAAGCACAGAACTTAACAGTAATTACTATACAGGTTCTTATGCACCATCTAGTGGTAGTAATAAAAGGTTAAACTTCTATAGTGTAAGACATCTATACTATTCAAATTACGATACTGGCTCTGGATATGTTGACCACTCTGGTAGTTACTACAACTACGAAGAAAGCTCTTTTGCACCTGGAACTAGAACTATGGATATTACATCTGGTAGTGGTCTAGTTATTTCTATACCAAGAAAATTATTCGGTACTAAAATACAACCTAACTCTTTAATAGTCTCTTCTTCAAATAGTAGCTATAGATTAAAAGATGATGGAGAAGGAAGCCTATTAAGAGGATCATCTCACGTTGGTAATGTAATATATTCTCACGGGCAGGTTATTATTACTGCAACTGGATCTTTTGCTCATTATAGCTCAAGCTTTTTCGGGGACCTATCAGGTTCTGCTGATCCAGCATTTGTATGTTTTAAATCAACAGTACCGGTCTATACTTACAACTATTCTTTAAAGGTTTCAGATTATGAATTTAACCATACTCAAAACCCTACAGCACAAAAAAATAATAGTATTCTATACTATACTGGAAGCAGTAGCGATTCTTCTGGGAGTAGGTTTATAAGGCCTTCTGGTCTATATGCTGACAATGTTACAGGTTCTGAATTTCAGCCATACATTACTACAGTAGGTTTATATAACGGCTCTAACGAACTTATAGCAGTCGGAAAACTTCCACAAGCATTACAGAAACCAAAAGATACTGAACTAACAATAAATTTAACTCTAGATATATAAACTAGAGAGTTATGCATTTTAAGGAAGCACTTATACAATCGAAAGATAATAAAAATGTATATTATCTTGCACCAATACCCGTCTGGGTCGAAGTGTTTGATGACGATTCTCTTCACGATAGAGTTTACGATTTAGGAATGAAAAAACTAAACGACTCTCAAAAGCAGATGGGTCAAGAACTACCTAACCAAATAGATACAGAGAGGATAGATTCTTATAAAGTAAACTATAGTAGAAAAGAAAACTGGATAGAGCCTAATGAATATAGTCCAATAGGTAGCAGATTCTTTACTCCTCCTAATAATTTTTTAGATATAGAAAATAAAGATGTAGGTATAATACGCAATAGAATTAATAATGGTTATAAAAAATTACTATCGTACTTAGAAATAAAAAATAATCAATCACCTAAAATAACAGAAAGCTGGATGCAGTATTACGATCCTCATTCTGGTAGAGGGCACAATGCTCATAACCACTGTAGATGGGAACCAGGAGAAGAAACACCCACAAGCTTTTCTGGTGGATATTATATTTCAGATGGGGAACCTATATTAGACCATCCATACAGCGGAGTATTTTCGTTTCATATTAGAGGTGCTGCACATTTTATAAGACCTAAAAAAGGAATGCTTATTATCTGGCCATTTGATATAGTTCATTCAGTTAAACCTTTTTACGGTAAGTCAAACAGAGTAGTCATAAACTTCAATATAGAAGACTCAGAATCAAAACTTATTTGATGAACTATAAAGTAGTTTTTGTAAATTGGACTAAACCATATTTCTACAAAAAAGATGCCGAAGGATACAACTTCGATAAATTAGCTATACTCGATTCAAAAGAGTATGGTATGGTAGACTACGAACTACTAATTCAAAAGGCTGCAATACATAATGCAAGGAAGTTTCTCAAAGCACCAATTAAACTCTATACTGATGATACTGGCTATGACTTTTATTTAAAGCATGATATGATTAGTTTGTTTGATGAAATTGATACAGATACATTAAACGAATATAATAACAATACTAACAATGCAGGTAAATGGTGGACTAGCGGTAAGTCAGTAGCAATAGGAAAAGAAGAACAACCATTCCTTTTTTTAGATAATGACTTTATAGTACAAAGTGAACTACCTGAATGGATATTTAATTACGATCTAGTACATACTCAATGGGAAATCCAAAGAGGTCATTTTTACGCTTCTAAAAAAATGCTAGATGATTATGGTGTACCAATAAGTAACTTTAATGAATTTATGATGATGCCTAACACATCTTTTGTTTTTATGAATAATAAAAAGCTACAAAAGTTATACTATGAAAATCATCTAAAGATAGTACTCAAAGATTATAAACATATACCCGAATGGTTATGGTTACTATCAGATCAAGGAATTTTAGGTTACTGTTCTCGAGAGTTAGATTTAAAAGTAGCTTCTTTAGAAGATAAAGCGTATCTTTCTTATGCTGAGCATCCTAATTTAAAAAGTAAAAGCGGATACTCTCCAATGTACTTATCTACAGACTCTATAATGTCTCACGGAGGTTTTAAGTATTGGCATATATGGATGGACAAAAGAAGAATGAAAAATGATGCTAAGTTTAGAATTAACATAGTGAATAAATTAAAAAAAATTCTTGATATAGAAACTAATCAAGATTTAATATGAAACTAATATTTAGCTTTTCTAAGAATATAGGAGACTATGGAGGCGGCAGGTACACTGTTTTAGATAAAAATAATCATGTATTAGACCTATATAAAGTTTCTATGCAAAGAGCAAAGCATCTAGGACATACTGTAAAGTTTTATGGTTGCTCTTATTCATTAGAGTATCTAAAAGGATTTTATGACACAAGTGTAAACGTAGATGATTTAGATTTAATTATTACTGATGATTTAAAGATTTATATTCACTCTCAAGAAGAACTAGGAGCAGTTACTATAGACGGAGATATAATATTAAGTAAAAAACTAAAAACTATAGAATCAGCAGACATTATATTAGAGCAAAAAGAACTATTCGTTCCTGATTCACCTTGGCAAACAGAATCATTATTTAAAATTAT